GTTGTGAGCTTGAAGCTTACAAATGTGCAGCAGGAGTTTGGACAATAGGCTATGGCTCAACCAAAGGTGTAAAAGAGGGTGATACTATTACCCAAGAAGAAGCTGATGAATTGTTATTGCACGAAATGGAAGAATACGAAGGTTATATAAATGATATGGTTGAAAAAGATTTAAAACAAAACGAATTTGACGCTATGGTTTCATGGGTATTTAATCTAGGCCCAGCTAATTTAAAAATTTCAACTTTATTAAAAGTATTAAATACCTCACATTTAGATTGGAATGATGTACCAGCACAAATAAAAAGATGGAATAAAGCTGGTGGTAAAGTTTTACAAGGATTAGTAAGAAGAAGAGAGGCAGAAGCCTTATTGTTTGAAGGCAAAGAGTGGCATGAGATATAAAAATGCCATTAACTAAATTACAATTTAATCCAGGGATTAACAAAGAGATGACTGACCTTATGAGTAAGGGCGGTTGGACGGATGGTAATTTAGTTAGATTTAGAAAAGGATTACCAGAAAAAATAGGTGGTTGGGAAAAAGAAACTGATTCATCTTATTTAGGTACAGGTAGAGGATTAATAGGTTGGGTTGCTTTAGATGCAACTAAATATTTAGGACTTGGTACTACTTTTAAATATTATATAAAACAAAGTTCTAGTTTTGATGATGTTACTCCAATAAGATCAACTACATCTGCTGGTGATGTTACATTTGCTAAAGTAGATAATGATGACGCTACTATTACTGTTACAGATACGGCTCATGGTGCAGTGCAAAACGATTTTGTTACGTTTAGCGGTGCTAGTTCACTAGGCGGCAATATTACTGCTGCTGTTCTTAATCAAGAATATCAAATAGCAACAGTTGTAAACGCTAATAGTTATACAATAGAAGCAAAAGATACATCTGGTAGCACCGTATTAGCTAATTCTTCTGATACAGGCAATGGTGGATCTTCTGTGGTAGGCACCTATCAAATAAATGTAGGACTAGATGTTTTTGTAACATCAACAGGTTGGGGTGCTGGAACTTGGAGTGCTGGAACGTGGGGATCAAAAACTGAATTAACTGAATCTGAACAGTTAAGATTGTGGTCACATGATGCTTTTGGAGAAGATTTAATTATAAATCCAAGAGCAGGCAATATTTATTATTGGGATGAAACTAACGGAACAAGCACTAGAGCAGTAGAGTTAAGCAGTTTAAGTGGTGCAAATCTTGTGCCAACCAAAGGATTACAAGTGATTGTAAGTGATATTGATAGACACGTTATAGTTTTAGGTGCTGATCCTATTAGTGGTAGCTCAAGAACAGGTGTTATAGATCCCATGCTTATAGCTTTTTCAGATCAAGAAAATGCAACTAATTGGGAGTCTACTGCTACTAATACAGCAGGATCACTAAGACTATCTTCTGGATCACAAATAGTGGGTGGTTTAAGATCAAGACAAGAAATACTTATTTGGACTGATACATCTTTATATAGTATGCAATTTATAGGTGCACCTTTTACTTTTGGTGTAAATCTTATAAATGAAAACGTAGGACTTATATCTCCTAATGCAGCTATAAATGCACCAGACAGCGTGTATTGGATGGCAAGAGATGGATTTTATACTTATTCAGGGTCAGTAAAAAGATTGGTATGCAGTGTGTTAAATTATGTATTAGATGATTTTAATTCATCTCAAGCATTTAAAACTATAGCATTTACAAACAAAGAGTTTAATGAGGTTGGTTGGTTTTATTGTTCATCTTCATCTACTGAAATAGATAGATATGTTATTTATAATTACTTAGAGGGTGTTTGGAGTATAGGAAACCTATCAAGAACAGCTTGGCTAGATGAAGGTGTATTTGAAAAACCAAGAGCAACAGGTAAAGACAGTAGTACAGGATACTTATATGTGCATGAAGACTCTGACGATGATGACGGATCGCCAATGGACAATGTTTTTATAGAGTCAGGCGACATAGATATAGAAGATGGAGACAGTTTTGGTTTTGTTAGCAAAATTATTCCTGATGTAAAGTTTTTTGGTTCTTCTGCGTCTGGTGGTCAAATAAACTTTGTTCTTAAAACTCGTAACTTTCCGGGCGATACTTTAACTACCAATTCAACAAACGATGTCACTAGCTCTACGCAACAAAATTTTACACGTGCTAGAGGTAGACAGCTAGTTCTTAGAGTTCAATCTGATGATGACGCAGATACAGGCGTGCGAACAGGTTTTAAATGGAGACTAGGCTCTAGTAGAATAGATGTTAAAACAGACGGTAGAAGATAGTGGCTAAACTACTTGAAACAAGATTACCTCAAGCAAATGGTCAAGTAGAGGCAGGAACTTTTAACAGATTAATTAGAATACTTGAAATAAACTTAGGTAAATTTGATCCAAACTCTACTCCACAGTTTAGTGATGCTGAAATATCATCTTTAAATTTTAACGCTGGTGATGTAATATGGAATACATCTATTGATGTTTTACAGGTTTATACTGGCAATCAATGGATACAGTTACATACTCCAAGCAGTTTACAAGGCTTTGAGATGGCTGCATCAGTAGGATCAATTTCTGTTAAAACTAATGGAAACATATCCATCAATATAACTGCAAATTAAATATGAAGAAATCGCACAAGAAAATTTTAAAAACATTAGGTGGAATAGCATTATTAAAAAAATTACTGCCTGGACTTAGAGATGATAAAGATTTTGATGTTTCAAGTTACATGAATGGTGGCGTAGTTAATTTTTTTACTGGCGGTAGTGTTGGTGGAGGTACTGGTGGAGGTATGGATTTTGGAAAAATTGCTAGTGCTTTAGGTGGTTTAAGTGGAGGAGATGAAGAAAATAAAACCTTTCAAGGTTTTTCTATAGGCTCATCTGACATAAATACTCCAGATATAAAACCTGGTAATCCTGAAGCTGTTGATGATGCTCAGAAAGATTTTAATAAATTTCAACAAAGTTTAGAAAGAGATACTTTTGTTCAGCTTGCTGATGGTGGCATAGCTGGATTTGCAAATGGTGGAATTATGGATATATTTGAAGATGACCCCTTTGAAGACAAAAATTCTTTTGGCTTATCAAAATCTGTAGCACCTGAATATGATGCTACAACTGGAAAATATGTATTGAATGGTAAAGAATATGATTCTATTTCAGACGCTGCAAACGATACAGGAAATATTAATGAAGCTATTAGAAAAACAAAAGCAGGAGAAATGGCTAATAGATTTGAGGAAGCACAAAGTTTTATGCCAGAAGCCTATGGTCAAACTGAAGGTCAAATGATCAAAGGAACAGGAGCAACAAAAGTTGGTATACAAAGATTTAGAAGAGGTGGTATGCCAATTTTTAATGAAAGATTTATGCAAGATGAATTTATCTTTGATGACTTTGACATTAATGATTACATAGATAATGTTTTAGGAGGAAGAATAGGTAAAGGAGGAATAGGAGGTTATGTTCCACCAACAGAAGAAGAGATTGCAGAACAACAAGCAAAAATTGCAGCAGATAGATTGGCTAAAGGTTACGGAGGTATGGGTGCAGTAGGTGTTAGTAGCTATGGTTCACAAACTCCTGGAGCGTCTATATCTATTGATGCTAGAGATGAAACACCAGATGCTTACAGATTTTATCCTAGTGAGGTATCAAAACTTTATTCACAAATGAAAGGCACACCTTTCTCACCATTAGTAGCACCTCCTAAAGAAGCTACTTATGTAGATGATCTACAGCCAAGAAGAATAACAAGTCAGCTATATGCAGCTGACGGTAAGTTTGTAGATAGAAGCGAATTAATTACAGGCCCAGGTGGAGAGCGTGGCGACAAGATACCAGCTATGTTAAGTGATGGTGAGTTTGTTGTTAATGCTGAAGCGGTTAGAGGCATGGGTGTTGCAGCAGGTGCTAATCCAGAAGACGAATACGAACAACGCCTAGAGGGTGCACGTCAAATGTATGCTCTACAAAAAGAAGGCGAACAAATGATGAGGAAATACGGATAATGGGAATATTTAGTAGTAAAACTAAACAAGCACCACCAGCAGATGTAATAACAACTCCAGAAACAGGTTATTCTTTTATATCTCCTTACATGGAAGATTACTCAAGAAGACTTCTTGCTTCTTACTTTGGCTCTCCGGGTGAATACGAAGGATTAATATCTCGAGCTAGAGATATACCTATAGAACAAACAGCAGGTCTTACACCATTACAAATACAAGCACGTCAAGCATCACAAGGATTAGGTGACTTTACACCATACATAGAGGATGCTGGTAGATTGTTTGGCAGACAAGAAGATGCACTAGATCAAGCTATGAGTTTTGTTCCAAGAGCTCAAGCTGGTATTGAAGAGGGCATAGGATTTCAAAGAGAAGGATCTGATCTAGCTAGAGATGCTGGAAGATTCTCAGATGCAGCAGAAAGAATGATCGGCACAGGAGCTGAGACTGTTGCAGGTGGTGTTGGTGCATTACAAAGAGCCGAACAAAGCGGCATAGGTGCTACTAGAATGTTTGATCCTAGCAGTGCCTCAATGTTTTACGATCCATACGAAGATCAAGTAGTACAACAAACATTAGAAGATATAAACAGACAATCAGCACAGCAAGATATAGCATTGCGTGACAGAGCTATAAGTCAAGGTGCATTTGGTGGATCAAGAGGTAGAATAGCTCAAGAAGAACTAGCTAGACAAACAGGTAGAGGTGCAGCTGAAGCTGTAGGTGCTCTTAGAAGTCAAGGTTTTGGCAGAGCACAAGATGCTGCAAGACAATCATTTGAAGCACAACAAGGCAGACAAGCTGGACTTGCAAATTTACAGTCAGGATTAGGCGGACAACAAGCAGCCATAGGTGGTCAGCAGGCCGCACTAGGTAGTCAAATGGCTGGACTAGGACAACAACAAGTACAAAGAGGACAAGCCTTAGGTGGTTTTGGTTCTAACATTATGCAAGGTGGACAACAACTAGGTGGCTTAGGTCAATTAGCTAGTGGTATGGGACAACAGTTTGGTCAGATAGGTCAAGGCATTGCAGGTTTAGGACAGCAAGGACAAGGAATGTTAGGCAACCAAATAAATATGTTGAATCAACTTGGTCAGCAAGGTCAAGCAACTCAACAAGCTGCACTATCAAGACAGTTTGGTGCAGCACAACAGCTTGCTCAAGAACCATTACAAAGATTACAAGTTGGTCAAGCGTTACTTGCTGGATCACCAATGGGAGGAATCTCTGGTGGTACTGGTACAAGTGCTTATCAACGTGGTTCTTATCAAGAACCAAGCACCTTCTCCAAAGCAGCAGGTGCTGCAGGTACTATAGGAACTTTGATTGGTATGTTCTCTGACTCAGAGTTAAAAACTAATATTACTAAAGTAACAGACATTGAGCCTAACATTGGTTGGTATACATGGGATTGGAATGACAAAGCTAAAGAGCTTGGTATAGATTCAGAGCCAACAGAAGGTGTGTTAGCTCAAGAGGTATTAGAAGTTAAACCAGATGCAGTAATAGTTAAAGACGGTTACTACGCTGTTGACTACGCTAAGGTATTGTAATGCAAGGAATAATGTCAGGTATGGAGCCTGTAAGATTAAAAAAAGGTGGCTTTCCTGATCTAACAGGTGACGGCAAAGTAACTCAAAAAGATATTCTTAGAGGGCGTGGCATAGAAGGATTTGCTGATGGCGGTGATGCTGATAAAAGATTTATGAATCTTCAAAAAACTGCTGAAGGATCGGGTGCAAACCTTAGAGACTTTACTGATCTTGTATTTGATCCAACCGATCCTGTTGATTATGCAATAGCAGGTCTTATGGTTTTTCCTCCAGCAGCAATAGCAGCTAGACTTATTAAGTTAGGTGTTAAAGGAAATAAACTTAAAAATAAAATGAAAAAAGTTGAGACCATAAAAAATGCTCAACGATCAATGGGTACAAAAGCAAAAGATTTATTCACTACTAATCCAATAGACAATATGGCAGCTGCTAACGGATTAATTCTTGGTGGCACAAGATCAACAGCTTTAGGTGCAACAGGACAACTAGCATTAAGAAATGAATTGGCTGACATGGCAACTACAAACGAAAGAACAATATCAAGAATTGGGCCTGCTGAACTTTATAGCTATGAAGCTAGAGATCAAATTAGAGAAGATCCTTCTTTAATTGATAAGGGTAGTGACTCATACTATAGTCAGGGCATAGGTGATTATGTTGAAATAGCTAAAATGGTTCCAGAGTTTTATGATATTGCAAAAGATCCTGAAGGAAGAGAAGTAATGGCTGAAGTAATAAAAGAATCTTTACCTTCTATGCCTAATGTATTTGGAACAGTTGATGATGAAATTCTTAACAAAAGAGATGGAGGAATAATTGGATTTGCAAAAGGTGGTGGTGTAAAAAAAGGTGGTAGAGCTTTCTTAGATAAAACTAAAGAGAAAATTAAAAAGCTTGAAAATACAACAAAAAAAATTAAAGAACTTAATAAACAAATAGAAAAAGATCGAATTAAACTAAAAAAAGATGGCACACCAGATAAAAGATATAAAGTTGAAACTAAAACTCCAGACAAACCTAAGTCTAGTGGTACAAAAATTAATGAAAAACTAAAACCAAAAAAACAAACTCAAGCTCAAAAGAAAGCAGCGGCAGAAAGAAAAAGAAAAGCAGATCTTAAAAAAGCTGAGAAAAAAAGACAAGCTGATATAGATGCTAAAGCTAAAGCTGATGCAGCGGCTAGAAGAAAAAAAGATGCAGATGATTTCAATCAAAGCAGACAACAATCTCCTGCTACTAAAGTAGATGATGCGGCCACAGGCGGTACTCCTAAAACAGGTGGAGGAGTTCCAGAAGGTGATGTAGTCAAGCCTGGATTTTTTCAGAAAGCAAAGAAGCCAGCTTTGATTGGTGGTGCTTTGGTTGCTGGTGCTACTTTACTACCCGGTATGTTTAGAGATGCTGATGGCTCTGAAGAAGATAGACCCTCTACAGAAGATGTAACCATATCAAATGATGGTTTAGAAAATTTATTTAACAAAGATCCAGACGCAGTTATTCCTGACAGAGATCCTAGTGCATGGGCAGACATTATGAAAAATAGATTGATTACTGATCAAGGTTTTCAATTAGATGATAAGGGTGACTTTGTAGACAAACCTAAGTTTATAAATTATTTAAAATCATTACCTGGTGCATACGCTGACAAAGTACAAAGAGATCCTGACTTTGCTAAAAAGATGATGGCAGGTTTCTTAAACATGATGAAGCCAGTAGAAGGATATGTACCGATTAATCCAGCCGTTGCATTTGGTGAGGGATATTTAGGCGAAGAAACAAGACAAGCTGACATGCTACCTGCTGATGCTAAGATGCTTCAATTCTTACAAGCTAATCCAGATCTTTATGATAAGTATTTAGAATCTGAATCAGCTAAAGCTGGGGTGTTGTTAGCAGATATAAAAGCAGAACAAGGGACACAACTCTATAATCAATTAGTAGATACAGCAGCAGGCCTACAAAATATTCCATTAGATCAAATAGCTGCAGGAAATTATCAGCTTACATACAGAGGAATACCTATTGGTCCTTCTCAAATAACAGCTTTACTTGGTCAAGGTGTAAGCATTGTCGGTAATTCTGACTTTAGATTAGAAATAAAATAATGCCTACCATTACTTTTGCTGATGGTTCTTCCTCTTACATACCTGATAAAAAACCAGAGACTATAGCTGAAGCTAAAAGACGTTACGAACTAAACAAGAAAGGAGAAGTTAGTGTTTTAGGGGATGTAGCTCGTCAAGGTGTAAGAGGTCTACAAAAAATTGGAGAAGGCCTAGCTACTACAGTAACATCAGGCATTGATCTATTTGCTGACACTGACTTAACCAAAGACGTTACAGAATACTATCAAAGCATTGATCCGGGAGAGGCTGAAACTACAGCAGGTGAAGTAACAAGATACATGGTGCAGTTTGGACTACCTGGCTTTGGTGTTGCAGGAGTCCTATCAAGATACGGTAAGATGGGCAAAATTAATTCAGCACTAGCTGGTGGATTAGTTGACGGAGCTGTAGCTACAGACGATGTAGTAACTCTTGCTGATACATTTATAACTAAAAGCGAATCAGATCAAGCTAGATTAGCTAGGCTTGAAGGTGCTGAGGCAGCTCAAGCTAGATTATTAGATAGACTAGAAGTAGCAGGAGAAGGTGCCGCATTTATATTAGGGTTGCCACTTGCAGGTAAACTAGCATTAAGTATAGGAGGCACTGCAATAGATTCATTAGCACCAGCAGCTTCTTATGCAACTAAGGCATTAACATCTGGTAAAAGTGGAGAGCTACAAAAGACTGCCTTTGATTCCAATACAGGCATGGCTAGTAATCTTAAAAAGTATTTTACCTTTGCATCAGAAAGACCAGATAATTTTACAGCACAAACAATGGCTACTAAAACATTTCAAGTTAAAGCTGCTCAAGAAGCTGTAGATGCTACCTTTGATACTGTGATCAACACAACTCAAAAAGCTGTTAATCAAGGCACAATAAACCAAACCAATGCTTTAGCTCTGTCAAGAAACATAGAAGACTTTATGTTTCCTAGAATAAGAGTTGACTTTCAATCTCCTAACATGAAAACAGCAGATAAAATTAAAGAAGCAAGAAAGTTACAGAAACAAGCTGAACAAAACATTAAAGACTTAGAGAACAGATATATTAATTACAAATCCATGGGTCTTGGAGAAGGTCTAAAAATATCTACGCTACTAAAAAACAACAGAGATGTGTTTGATACCTACTCTCAAAATGTTTTAAATTACAGTGACGAAGGTGCAGACGGTTTTATGCACTTATTTATACCAGAAGAAGTTAGAAATACAATAGTAGCAAATGCAGGTTTGTATGGAACAAGAGCATATAAGGCTATGCTTGATAATACTTTTGATATTAACCCAGAGTTTTATAAAAAATCTATAAATGAAATACAAGAAACATTTGGTGGTAGTGTAAAAGAAGCAGAAAACGCTTTTAGTGAACTATTAAATCCTGGGCCTAAGAATAAAAATAGTTTTGCTTTTGAAACAGATCAAATGTTTTTACAAGGATTAAATTCAGACAGTGGTATATTAAAAGGTAGAACTTTAACTAATCTTCCAGAAACAAGAAGGGCTTTGGGAGAATCTGCTGGTTACTTAGAGGGTGATTGGAAGTCTGCTTTAAACAACACCAAACTTACTGCTAGTGTTACATCTCAAAGATTGTCTGCTTTAACAGCCAAAGCAGAAATGTTTAATAGTTTAAAACAATTAGATGATATTGCTGATAAAACAGGAGGAGTTAAGTTTTTAAAACCAAAAGAGTTTGGTATGTCTAAAGATGGAAAGTTTTTAAATGAAGTTCCTGTATCAAATCCTAACAATCCAAAAGAGCAAATAATATTTAAAAGATTTAACGAAGATGCAGGTGCACTCGCAGGATCTTATGCAAGGGCAGATGTGCACGATGCTTTAATGGACGCTGTATCAGATCAAGTTGGTAACTCAAGTATATTAAGAAGATATTACACAGGGTTTTTAGGTATAAAAGCAGCGTCACAGTATGGTAAAACAGTTTTATCTCCAGGTGCACAGGTAAGAAACTTTACTAGTATCCCGTTCTTTTCTTTGTTAAATGGTAATCTTGGTAGCACAGGTAGATTTGTAGATGCTGTGGGGACAAGTTTTTCTGGACTGTTTGATCCTAAAAAAAGAATATTAAAAGCAGATAAGATTAACGAGGTCATAGAAGAGGGCATATTACAAAGAGGTGGTGCAAATCTTGGAGAAATAAAAGAGATAGCAAAATTAGCAAGTAATGAATTTAAGTTAGCATCACAAATAGGAAAAGCTAAAGACGCTAGCAGTATGAAACTGTTTGAAAAAGCATACGGCATGACTGATGATGCTGGTCGTGTGTTTGGATACTTAAATGAAAAAGAAAGGTTTTTACAAGCTGTTTTAAAAGAACCAGATTCATTTATACCCATAGATGCTTCAAAAAATTTGGTAAAGTTTTCAGATTTAGTTGAAGCTGGTAAAGGTGGAGCAAGAATAAAACCTTCTGATATTATAAATAAATATGGTGAAGAAGGTTTAGAGTCTTTTGTTAGAGGTGAGATGGGAGAGGTAGCTGCTAACACCATACAGAACTATAAAAGAGTTGTGCCTGGAGTTGGCTCTGTTATAAGAAACTCACCCTTTGGTAACTTTGTTGCGTTCCCTGCTGAAATAATAAGAAACACTAGCAATGCTGTATCAAGAAGTATAAGAGAGTTAGCCAGCGACAGCAAAGAATTACAAAAAATAGGCATGAGAAGACTGACTGGTGCTGTAGCCACAACCACTGCTTTGCCAACTGGATTAGTTGCTCTTGGATCAGCACTAACAGGTGTAACAAAAGAAAAGATAGATGCTTATAAAAGATCATTCGCTGCACCTTGGGATAGAACAGCATCGCTTATACCAATAGCATCTGATAAGGACGGCAATCCTACACAGTTTATAAACTTTAGTTACATGAACCCATACGACTATCTTAAAAGACCTGTAACAAGAGTAATGCAAGAAGTAGCTAACGGTAATCGTGATGAAGAATCTTTAACAAAAATTATGTTCGATGGAACTAGCGGTATCGTACAAGAAATGTTCCAACCCTTTGTAGAACCAGCATTCTCTTTACAAGCCTTTAACGATGCTATAAGAGGAGAAACATCTACAGGTAAAAAAGTATGGGGAGTATCAGATACTTTAGGAGATAAAGTTGCTAAAGGTATGTATCATATTTCAGATCAAGTTTTGCCAACTGTAACACCGTTTAGAATACAGCCTGATATATCTGGAAAAGGAGCACTTGGAATATCGCCACCAGAGATGGTATCTAAAAACTTTCCACGTGCTGTATTTGGTAGCACCAATAAAAAGGCGAAGATAAAATAACAGATAGAATGGGT